AAGAAAAAGACGGAACAGAAGTTATTGGTCAAATAATTCATTGTAGAACTTATAAATCAAGACTCACAAAAGAACATAAAATGGTGGATGTCCTTCTTACATATAAAGAAGGATTGAATAGATATTATGGATTAGCAGAATTAGCAGAGAAGTATGAAATCTTTAAAAAAGTTTCTACTAGATTAGAAATGCCTGATGGAGAAAAGGTTTTTCTAAAAACCATGCTTAAAAATCCCACAAAATATTTTACAAAAGATATTCTTGATCAATTAGATGAAGTCGCTGGAAAAGAATTTTTATATGGTGAAATAGGAATATCTGAAGAACTGGATCCAGAGGATGATAGTAGAGAAAGTTAAAGTAGTAGAACTAACATTAGAAGACGGATCAAAAATGATATGTCGCGGGGGCGAAGAAGCAGTACTTAGAGCTTGGGGAACCCGGCCAGTAGTTTCTGCTAGGTGGACAGGAGAAGAAGAAACGATGCAATGGATTCCAGAAGGAGAACTAAATGAGTAATGAATTAACAAAGGAAGATTATAATAGAATTGGTGGTTATTATAATTTAGTTCCTCATCCTGAACATCCTGAAGATGTGTCTCAAATGTGTGTTGAATTAAATGCGGGCCCTTTTAAAGGAACTATTATAAAATTAGGGAAGTTTCAAGTAGCGCCACCGGATGAAAAGGGAGAAAGTAATGCGAAATATGAATACGATGTTATTCTTGTTCCACCAGAATTACAGGGTGTAGAACATTCCGATGAAGAAGGCGTAGAGTTTGAATATATGATTGGAGAAATTTTAGTTAAATTATTATGGGACAGATATAAAGAAGAGAGTGAAAAGGAAGGAGTAAAAACTAATGACGCCACGGATAGAACGCCTGATACTATCACATTTAATACATAATGAAAATTTTACGAGGAAAGTTGTTCCTTACGTAAAATCTGAATATTTTGAAGATTCATCTGAAAAGATAGTTTTTAAATTAATTCAAGAATATATTTTAAAGCATAATGACCTACCAACCAAACAAAGTTTATTAATAGATTTAGATCAATTAGATGGTATACATGAAACAGAATATACTAAATCTAATGAAATAATTAATACTTTAGAGAAGCCTAGTGATTCTAAAGACATCACACCCTGGCTTTTAGAACAATCAGAAACATTTTGTCAAGATAAAGCAATATATAATGCTGTAGTGAATGCTATCGCAATTCTTGAAGGTAATGANAAGACTCATTTATCTAAAGGAGCAATTCCCACTGTTTTATCAGANGCTNTAGCNGTTTCNTTTGATCCTCATNTNGGNCANGATTTTATTGANGACGCNGANNATAGATTTGATTTTTATCANAGAGTAGAAGAAAAACTTGAATTNGATCTCGAGTTNTTTAATAAAATTACAAAAGGGGGNTTACCTAAGAAGACTTTAAATATTTGTTTAGCAGGAACTGGAGTTGGTAAATCTTTATTCATGTGTCATCAAGCCGCTAGTTGTCTTTCTATTAATAAAAATGTTCTTTACATCACCATGGAGATGGCGGAAGAAAGGATCGCTGAAAGAATTGATGCGAATCTTTTAGATATTCCTATGAGTCAATTAGAAGAAATTCCTAGAGATATGTATAAAAAGAAAATAGATAAACTCAAAGGAAAAACCAATGGTAAAATAATTATTAAAGAATATCCTACTGCATCTGCCGGCGCTATGCATTTTAAAAATTTATTAGGTGAATTAAACTTGAAACGTAATTTTGTTCCCGATATAATATTCATAGATTATTTAAACATTTGTACATCTTCTAGAATAAAGGCAGGATCCAATGTTAATTCATACACATATATTAAATCTATTGCTGAAGAATTAAGAGGATTAGCTGTAGAATATAATGTTCCGATTATGTCTGCAACCCAAACAACCAGATCAGGGTTTACAAGTACAGATATTGGTTTAGAAGATACATCTGAGAGTTTTGGTTTACCAGCAACTGCTGACTTCATGTTCGCACTTATATCTTCTGAAGAAATGGAAGAATTAAATCAAATGCTTGTAAAACAATTGAAAAACAGATATAATGATCCTACATCTTATAGAAAGTTTGTTATTGGAGTAGATAGAAGTAAAATGAGACTTTATGATGTCGATCAAAGAGCTCAAGAAGACATATCGGACAGCGGACAAGATGATGAACCATTGTTTGATATCTCTACTGATAATAGACACAGAAATAAGGCTGATTTCGGAACATTTCAATATGAATGATGCAAAGTTTTTTAAAGATAATGGTTATCTAATCATTCCAAAAATATTATCAGGAGAATTATTAGATTTTATAGGAATGCATGCCTTCAATCGCGCAAAAATTGATGGAAATATTACAGCTGAACCACCATTTCCAAATACACCAGCCTTTTATGCTGATTTGACAATGGAAAATTTATCGGCTTTTTTGTTACCGAAAATAGAATCAGCAGCGGGTATGAAGTTATTACCAACATATACCTATTTTAGAGTTTATAAGCCTGGTGATATATTACCAAAACACACAGATAGACCTGGTGCTTGTGAATTCTCAATATCGTTATGTCTTAGAAAAAAAGGAAAAATTTGGCCAATATTCATCACCAATACAGCTGTAATGTTGGAAGAAGGTGATGCAGTGTTATACAAAGGATGCGAAGTAACACATTGGAGAGAACCTTATACTGAGGGAATGAAACAAGCACAAGTATTTCTACATTATGTAGACGCAAATGGATCATATACAGAATGGAAGAACAAAGAGAGAAAGAAGAAAGAAATGCACCACAGAGCTCTAGAGGTTAAATTTGAATGATTTAGAATTTATTAAAGATTCATTAGGATGTATAGATCTAGTTTTTAAAGAATTTGTAGATTCTTATAATAAAAAAACGAATCGTTATATTAAACTTTGGCATGAATGTGCTAATAGAATGGAAGAGATATTAGAAGTCGAAAGAGAATTTTCTTGTTATGTTAATATACGAAAAGATATGGGCCATGCTTTATATGAAATGACCTTTGATGGTGCAGCCAATGTCCCCGAAGAACATTTTTCAGAATCTGAATTAGAATTAACAATTAATTTATCTCCAGAACTATATACGCAACAATTATTTATACCAGAAACCGTCTGGGAAAAATATAAACAACAACTTACACTTACTTACATTCATGAATTAACTCATTCTTTACAATTTGATGATCAACAAAATAAATATGAAAATTATTTTTCGAATCCATTTGAAATAGATGCGTATAGTTCTGAACTCGCCTTTGATATGTATCTCTATGCTAAACCAAAAACACATTGTGAAGCATTTATGAGATATTCTAAAATAAAAGAACCGAAAGTTTTTAAAAAATTCATACATCTTGCCGAAAAGAAATACGGATATCTTAAAAACAATAAATAAGATTGTACTACTATTTTGAAGGGAAATTATGGAAAAGATTCAAGATCTGCACAACGCAGTACAGGAAGTCCTACAAGAAGCTGCCATAAGTAAATTGGCAGTAAAAAGTATGGAAGAGGTTGCTCACCGCGCAAATAGAATAGCGAGATGGGCTCGTAATGCTGCTGAAATGGATTCAGCTGATGCTAAGTCGGTTAAAGCTCTAGCTAAAGATATTCAGAAGACTATGGATAAATGGGCAAAAGGTTCTTGGGAGGGGAAATCCCTTTGAAAACTTATTACGAAAAGTAAACATATGAAAAAATTCAAAACATACGTTACTATAGAAAATATTAAAGAGACTCAGCGGATTGATGAAATGACAAATTTAATCCGAGAATATTTTGGAAGTCGTGATTTAAGATTAATGTTAAATGAGAAGGTCGGTCCTAGGTCTAAAGATGCTTTGATTAAAATTATTAAGCGAGTTATGGATAATCCAAAAACTACCGCTGATCAATTAGAAACGATTCTTAAAAACGTCACAATGCCATTAGCTGATAAGGCACTTAATAATTTATTTCAAGATAAGATGGGTTTGAATCCAGTACCACAGCCCGGAAAGAGTGGCCAAATTGGTAAAGGCACAACAGATAAAGCTGCACGCGATGAGAAGATTTTGTCAAATTTAACTGCTCCTTTAGTCAAAGCGCTGGGAAAATATTTTAGAAGACAAGAAGATAAGATGAAATTCTTAGAAGTGTTAGCCCAAGGTGATGGTCTGGACGCGGTTAAATTATTAAGAGATGCCAAAGGGAAAGCGGTTGATGTAAGGAACTATTTCACTCCTACGATGAAAGCCGCGATATCAGACGATATCGCGTCGTATCTTATAGCAGATTATAAGCCATCAGCAGAAAGTGGTGGAACAAGAGGGGTAGGCGCTGGCGAATTCTTTTTTATTTTAATGAATACTTCAACCAGAGGCGGCGATATTGGTAAAGGCGATATCAATATGTTAGGAAAAAATATTGAAATGAAATCTGGTGGTGGTGGAATGGGTCATAGTAAAAATATGGGTGGTGGTTTTGAACGTGCCGTAAACTCACTAAAAAAGTCCGGCCGTATTAGCAAAAATATTAACAAAGACGATTTATTTTTTACAGATGGAAGTAATGCAAGTGTAAAGAAGTCCATGGGAAGTGGTTTTAAATTATTAGAAACTGAATTTAATAAATCTGGTTCAGATGTAAAAGATCTTGTTTCAGCATTAGAAAGTTTTTGGAAAGAAATGAGCAGTCTGCATAAGAAACCCGCTCGCGATGTGTCTTTCGATAAATGTGTTTCTGGAAGTAAAGGGCATTTAGAAATAGATATAAATCATTTTATGCATCTTTGGGTTTCAAATGTTATAAAAGAATATCAAGAAGATTCTGGGTTCGATATGTTAATGGTAATGAATCCAGCCACATTTAGTATTATTATATTTGATACTTATAAAGATTTTTATAAAGTTCAAAAAAATAATCAAGGTCCAATCGCGTATGATTTTAAAGTTTCTAATTCCGGTGGTGCTGATCGAGAAACCAAATTGTCGCCGAGAATATATGCTACTAAATATGAACCTATAAGGGTTTAATGAAATCTTATAAACAGTTTCTTGTAGAAGCATCGGGTAAGAATCTTCATATGGAACATCTCGAAGATGAGGTGTTGAATGGAGGAGTTAATGGTACTAGAGGTGCTATTAATTTTCTGAGATCGCTAAGAGACATGTTAGCAGGTAATAATAAAGAAGCTGTTAATGTTACAGTTAAATGGGATGGTGCACCGGCGGCAGTAGCAGGAATTCATCCCAATGGAAAATTTTTCGTTGATTATAAATCAATGCGAAGGCCTTGCTTTACACAATCTGACGTAGATGAACATTTTGGAGGTGGGCCTTTACATTCAAAAATGTCTGCTCTTTTAGAACATTTGCCCAAATTAAATATACCAGGAAATATATTTCATGGAGATGTTCTTTGGACAGATAACAAAGAAAAAAAGATTAAAACAATTGATAAAGAAAAGTATGTTACTTTTACGCCTAACACTATAACATATGCTGTACCATTAAATACTGAACTAGCTAAAAAAATTATTACTGCCAAGGTCGGGATTGTTTTTCATACAACATATAGAACAACCGGTGCAGATGATCTGAACGATCTTAGAGCAGAATTTGGAGCAGATATAAATCAATGGTCAACTCATAACGATGTTTGGGCAGTAAATGCTGATTTTACCGATTTAAGTGGATCTGCAACATTTACTCAATCAGATACCACTAAAATAACTGGAATGCTTTCTGAATTAGGAAAAGATTTTAATAAAGTTAACGGAAGATTTTTAGATAATATATCAAAAGATAATATTATTAGAACGCATATTAAAACATTCATGAACACAAAAGTTAGAGAAGGTGAATTTGTTGATAACTATAAAAGATCAGCAAAAGATTGTGTTAAGTGGATTGAGAATAAAATGCAGAAAGAAGTTGGGAAGTTAAAGACTGATAGAGGTAGACAAAGAAAACAAATGACTGTTGATGGATATATGAAAACTTTAAATGGTTCTATGGATCAAATAGAGATCATATTTCGATTAATGTCATTAATAAATAATATCAAACTTTTTATAGTTAAAAAATTAGAAGAAGTAAAAGGAATAACAAATACTTTTATAAAAACTTCTTCAGGGTATAGAGTGACTAAGCCGGAAGGTTTTGTTGCCATTGATACCTTTGATAATCAAAAAGGTTTAAAATTAGTTAACAGGATGGAATTTAGTAGAATAAATTTCACCGCAGAAAAGGAGTGGGACCAATGAGACCTATTTTTACAAAAGAAACCGCATCATTGAAAGAGGGTTCTCAATGGTCAATAAAAATAACAGACGCTTTACGAGAATGTATCGAGGCTGCGCCCGCAAGACCCAGAAATAAATTAGCTCAGATTTATGAAGATTATATGGAAAAATTTGGCCGGAAATCAAATATGCAAAGAATTCCTCCTATGCTAAAAGATATGCTTGATGCAATAGAGGACGGATCGGACGCAAGAGTAGATAGAGAAAACTGGTAGAAGATAAATGAAATCTTTTATACAATTTTTAGAAGAAGCTGCAGGAAAGGGGTTAACTATTTTTGATATAGATGATACCTTGTTTCATACGAATGCGAAAGTGTTTGTAAAAAAAGATGATAAGGTTATTCATACATTAACTAATCAAGAGTTTAATACATATAAACTTAAAGATGGAGAAGAGTTTGATTTTGGAGAGTTTAGATCTGCTAAACTTTTTCAACAAACTTCAACACCTATCGGGAAAATGATTAAAAGGGCTAAGGCTATAATTAAAAGAGCTATTCCAAAAGGTTCAAAAGTTATTATGGCTACTGCAAGATCAGACTTTGATGACCGAGATACTTTCTTAGATACGTTTAGGGCTCATGGAATTGATATTGATAAAATATATGTAGAACGAGCGGGGAATTTGAATTTAGGTTCTCCAGCAAAAAATAAAAAATATGTTTTTCAAAAATATTTAAAAACAGGATTATATAAAAGAGCCAGGTTGTTTGATGATTCTAAACAAAATTTGAATTCTTTT